ATCCACTTACCTCGTAAACTTACTCACGAAACGTGACATCAAAATGGGAGATATTGATATACTCATAAAGACGGCCCATGAATATTCTGGATTAGACCCAGACAGTTTTTACGCTTTCGTCACGAATATCAATATGTTTAAAACGAATCTAAATGATCCAGAATCTGCGAGTACTTTTCTTTATACAGCCCTAGAATGTCTCGAAAATGTGGGACTCGCGAGCGAATACCATGAAGAAATACACGAACTAGTTAAACAGATAGGTTATTACGCCGAAAAACAGCTTATGAACACCTCTTTAAATGCAGGCAGTGCGTTTCATCCTAAATACTTAAACAGTCGTTTAGAGTAGAAGCGATGCTTACCCGGTTCGGGCGTCACGTAAAGAAACCAGAAGTCTATGTACCTGTCGAGATTGTAGAGGATGATTACGCAGAGGACGAGTACGATAATGATAGTGATCTCGAGTCAGAGGAAGACGATGACGACGATGACGATGACGATGACGACGATGATGACGACGACGACGATGATGCGGATGAAGAAGGGAATCTCAAAGATTTCGTCGTCGAGGATGACGATGACGAAGATGAGGAATATCAGGCTTAAAAAAATGAACACTCTTTTTAGATATGGAAGCAGACATTGGTAATCCCATTGAATTTAACAAAGACCTGCATGACCCAGAAGAAGATAACCGACCAGAACATGATTATTATCAGCAACAGCAACAACAACAGCCCATGATGATGATGCCTCCCCATATGTATCAACAGTCCAACGAGCAACCAAAGGTTGATATATTTGCTGCTGTCGACAAGACTACATGGATCGTAGGATTCGTAGTATTCCTACTTGGTTTCTTCATGGGGAAGACAATGCAACCCGTGATCCTCAGGCATGGTTAAGAGGGTATCCGTGGATCCATTCCCTTTCACCCCATGGAAAGTTACCATCGAAAGAACCAGTTGATCCTTTCTTCCTTTCCGTAAAATACGCACGACTCGTGACCAAGGGGTCCTTGAGTTGAGCAGCTAAAACTTCAGATGCAGTATTCATCTTCTTTTTGACATTTTCAGGTGATGTGAAAAAGAAGTATGCCACAAAAAAAACGATGATGAGTGTGATGATATTCAACAACACACTAAACATTCTTATAATGTGTAAATATTTTTAATTATTCCTGGATCGAATCAATCTTCAAATCCGCCTCACGCTTTTCTTGCCTTTCCTTGATCTCAGTAGCGACCATATCGTCAGCCCTCTTGACCAACTCCTCCATTGGAGTGTCTGGCTCTTCCTTCTGCAAACGCTCGAGGACTTCGGCGGGGTGACTAATAGGGGCTTCGTCTGGCTTGTTGTAGTATTTGGAATTTTCATCACCAGGTTTGAAGTTAGAACTTGACTCGACCATATCCCTCTTACGTTCTTCGAACATCTTGGATGCCATAGCCTGATTCTCTTTGTAGCCCTTCATGAGTTCCTCCAATTTATCATTGGTATAATGCACATCGTCGATCTTTTCGGCGTCGGGAGGAATCAATAACCACTTGTACATGTCAACCACATAAATGTCAAACGTCGCATCTTCCTTCTGAAGACGCTTCGCGTGGCTATCGGCCTCGGCACGAGTGTTGAAACTACCCCTAATCTTGATACCGAATTTTTCATTCTTTTGCGGACATTCGGGACCGACGATTGAGAGACACGAGTAAAGCTGGCCAGGAACGGTAGTGTAATCTTGCTCAAGAGAACCCATTATATATATAGTAGAGTGGAAAACTTTAAGCCATTAGATGCCTAAGTAGGTTAAGCATTTAAAGCACGACAAGAATATGGAAGAGATCCGCAAGGCTCATAATACCTTCAAGAAGGAGTTGATCCAATCAGCTACTCGCGAAGGTGACCTCATCCTTGATGTTGGATGTGGATGTGGTGGTGACCTTCAAAAATGGAGACATGTGGGGGCGAATATAAGTATGTGTGACCCAGATGAAACATCTCTCCAAGAAGCTCGGACCAGAGCTAAGAATTTAAAGATACGTGTAAATTTTTACCAAGGAGATATTTTTAATTGTCCACATAGAAAGTATGATGTGTTATGCTTCAACTTTTCACTTCATTATATATTCGCATCTGAAAAATTCTTTATGGATTCGATTCATGAAATAAAAAAGAGAATGAAACCTGGTGGAAAACTTATCGGTATCATTCCTGATTCCGAAAAGATACTCATGAAGACACCACTACATGATGACATGGGAAACTTTTTCAAATTGAAAGACTATGGGAATGGTGGCTTTGGTGAAAAGTTGTTCGTCAATCTCGTAGACACACCCTATTATGCAGACGGTCCAAAGTCTGAACCAGTTGCGTACAGAGATCATCTCGTGTGTGCTTTAGAATCAAATGGATTTACATTATCACTTTGGGAAAACTTATCAGGTAGTCACATCTCAGAACTCTACAGTAAATTTATATTTACATATAGAAAATGATAGCGGTCGTAGTGTTACTGATCATTAATATATATATATATGTATCGACAATTGAACCAGAGAATTTGCGTATTGTCAGGGAACGGTATGAAATTCTTCGAAATAATCTAGACGGGACAGAGTTTGAACAACTCAAACAATCTATACCCATAACCGCTCATTATGGTCTTCGAGGAACAGTTGGGTATAATCTGAATAAGGGATCTGAAATTGGTTTATGTATTGATGGTGCAGTCAATGAAATATTCCATGTATTGATTCATGAACTAACACATTGTATGGTTGATGAATATAATCATTCGGCAGAGTATTGGGAAAAGTATACCAAGCTACGAGATCTCTGTGTTCGCCTCAACATCTACGAACCCATCCCGACCGAGACACCATTCTGTGGTATGCACATCCAGGATAAATAATCTGTGTATACATCAAATGAAAACACCAGTTTCGACTGTCGCTGTTGCTATACTCATGTGGGTATTCGTTTTTGCTTTACCGATGGTACCCATGTACACGAGAGACTACTGGGCGAATATGGCATTGATGACAGTCGTGATCCCCAATGCCCTCCGACTCATCGTTGGGCAGGTGCCACAGTTAGCAGTCGATAAGGGGTTCTTCTTTTCTTCGACGATCATCGCCTTCATCCTCGTGGAAGGTATGACGCGTGTAGTAAAAACATTGAAGGGTCAGATTAAGGATTATGGCAAGGATAGAAAAAAGAGTCTGGAAGTAAGTCTCTTATTTCTAGCCGCGTTCATAATTGGTGCGGTACTAACATATATGTTGGGTGTGGATAAATCTATCTACAGTAACATGGGTTGGGAAGAAATACCTTAAGCTTTCAAGGCGTAGGTCTGGCTGACGTGGAACAGGACCGCCGCGACAACACCCGTGACACCCAAACCAACGAGGCTACGACGCCCAGCATCGTTAAGAAATTGGGGAATCGCAGACGCGAGCTTCTCTTGCACCGGTGTGCTAATCGCCGCAGCGGTGCAAACAGAAACAAGGAGAGCCTGGAGCTGTTGGTCAGTCAAGTTAAAAGGATTCTTGGACTCGGGAGCCTTGGCAGGTGCTTGTTCAGCCGCCATCATGGGTTGCTGCGTAGGGGCCATCATTTGCATAGGCATCATCTGAGGAGCCGCCATCTGCTGCTGTTCGTTGGGTTCGGATTGCCCCATGAGTTCTGAAATTGGTGTAGAGTCCATTGTAACTTTATTTTCACTAACATTTTTTTCTTCGGAATTACGCGATACAAAAGACGTTGAAGGATTCAGAGACACCATACCGCTTTCGGTGTTGTCGGATAAATTCATGGTACGGATGTCCGTCATTTAATAATTCCTTATGTTTTTTACTAAAGAGAAAGACGCAGCCTGGTTATTTCTTCTTTGTGATCGTTACTGCTGTCTTTTTACCAGCCTTTTTAGCATCCCCCTCCTGTTGTGACATGTATTTCGGATTATACATTTTACGATGAGCTGCCCATAGGTCGTCTCCACCTACTTTAAAGTTTTTCCGAACAGATGCTTTGTACCAAAAAACACAATCCTGAATCTTGTTAGATCTTACTGTATTATCTAACACGAGACATTCGTAGTTTTCTGTACATGCATCCATCACTTTATTGAACATATCGAATGATGGGAAGATACCGAAGAATGACTTGTATAACTTTTCTCTATTCTGGAGGATATTCTCTCGGAGAAGAAATATATAATCAACATTGGCTCGGAGTGCCGGAGGTAGATCCATACAGTATTGCATCGTCAACATGAAGAATATCTTCCAATGCCGCCCATTCATAAAACATTGGCGGATACAAGTATCTTTAAGAAATTTGTTATCATACATACAATCATCCAATAACATGAACGCCCCGCAATTTTTTTTACCAGAACCAACTAATTTACGTTGCCTCGCCATGACACGCTCGATCGCTTCCCTGTCGTAATCACCATATACGAATAGATCAGGAATGAACTCAGAGTAGAAATGATTTCCTTCTTCTGTCCCACTGAGTACAATCCCTGCTGGGAGATGTTTCTTGTGGTACATGATATCTTTGACAAGTGTAGACTTTCCCGTATTACGCTTACCTATGAAGACACAAACCCGATCATCACTCATGGTCGCGGGGTTGAATTTCTTCAGTTGAAGATTCATTCTACTGTAGTGTCCCGTTTTATTTCATAAAATTTTACTCACACATAGTAGATATGTCTGGGGCTGTAAAACTTACAGTGACTGGCGTTCAGGATCAGTGGCTCACAGGTGATCCAGATTTTTCATATTTTCTTACGAAATTCAAGAAACATACCAAGTTCGCTCTGGAACAGATCGAAACACCATTCGATGGTACGGTTGGTTTTGGTAATGAACTACGGTGTATTATTCCACAGAATAAAGGTGATCTCATTAAGGGTATGACCGTTAAGTTTCTTCTGACCGCACCTGGTGGTGGGCTGACGTATGTTCCTTCACTGTGTACGAGACTAATAGAGACTGCTGACCTATACATTGGTGGTCAATTGATTCAACGTATCACCGGAGAATATATGTACATGCAACAACAACTTACTAATACAATTGATGATGCCGAACAGACACTCTACTTCCTGAATGGTCATGGAAGTCAAGTGCTGGATTTTACAGGTGACTATACTTTCTTCATCGATTTACCATTTTATTTCAATCGTGTACCATCATTATCAATTCCAACAATAGCACTCTCCAAACAGTTAGT